CACTAGATGAAAAATGGCTACACGCATTAGGTGTAGATACAAGCGAAACTAAATTGCTTAAACTAAACATGGCTATGATTGATGATGTGGGTAAGACTATATCAGAATTTATGAAGTCATACAAAGCAATGGCAGAAGATGATAAACCAAAAGTATTGTTTGTCATTGACAGTCTTGGTATGCTATTGACTCCGACTGACGTTAATCAGTTTGAAGCAGGTGATATGAAGGGTGACATGGGTCGTAAGCCTAAAGCACTAACAGCACTTGTTCGTAATTGTGTTAATATGTTTGGTAGTCACAATGTAGGATTAGTTGCTACTAATCACACATATGCAAGTCAAGATATGTTTGACCCAGATGATAAAATTTCAGGCGGTCAAGGATTTGTTTACGCATCAAGTATTGTTGTTGCTATGAAGAAACTCAAACTCAAAGAAGATGAGGACGGTAACAAGATTTCTGATGTAATGGGCATTCGTGCTGCTTGCAAAGTGATGAAAACACGTTATGCGAAACCTTTTGAAAGTATTCAAGTTAAGATTCCATACGAAACAGGTATGAGTCCATATAGTGGCTTAACTGATATGCTTGAGAAATCAGGTGCATTGAAAAAAGAAGGAAACAGTTTAGTTTATGTAACTGAAGATGGTGAAATTCTTAAAGCATTTCGTAAGGGTTGGGAAGCCAACAAAGACGGAATACTTGATAAGGTGATGCTTGAATATACTGGAAAAAGTAAAAGTGTGATAAGTAATGTAACATCTACGGAGGAAGTTACAGAATGAGTTTAGACGTTATATCAGAAGTTTGGGATGCATTGCGTGAACATATTGATTTAAGTGAACGTGATGATGCGGCAGATACACTTGTTAATTTTTTAATTGATAATAACTATGAGATAGATGATATCAAAGATGCCTTCAAGGACAAAGATATTACTAAAGCATTAAAAGGTTACGCCGAAGAACATTTCCAAGAAGAAGAATACGAAGATTATGAAGAAGAAGATTTAGACGAATGGGATTAAATGTCAAATTGGTATACACGAATATCAGTAAACTTAGGTGAGATACCTGATTTTATTCAACATTTTGAATCTGAGTTAGAACAAGCAAAAAAAGAAGTAAAGGTATACGGCAATGTTGAAAAAAACATTGCTGCTATTCCCGGTGTCACCGAACATAGATTCAATCAATTACAAGAAGTAGAAGCGGTACTTAACTTGCTCAATATTAGATTAAAGAAGATTCGCCGAACTCATTTTCAAAAATATTTAGAAGCGTATAATAGAGCATTGACAAGCCGTGATGCTGAAAAGTATGCTGAAGGCGAAGATGAAGTAATTGATATGGAAGTATTGATTAACGAAGTAGCATTACTACGCAATCGTTGGCTTGGGATTATGAAGGGCTTAGAAGCTAAACAATGGCAGATGGGTCATATCGTGCGTTTACGCACAGCTGGAATGGAAGATATAACAATTGGCTAATTCAAATATACAAAAACAAGTTGCAGCACATCAAAACGCCGCAAAATCTTTAACTATTAATCGTAATGGTAGTAACATTAATCCTTATACTAATGGTGTTATCAGTGGTGCTAGTAATACAATCACAATGGGTAACATTCAACCATTAAGTTCGCTGCAACTTAATGGTTTAAATTGGGATGACTTACAACATCTTAATCCTAATGTAAAAAAATATGAAGTGTTTGAAACTACTGAAGATATTTTAGCATTGAGTGTTACTTGGCATAGATTGCGCCCATTAATCAGTCATGGTATTAGTAATATAATCAATCCTAGTAATAGGCCAACTAAACTTACTGATAGTATTTTGTTTAAGGAACTTATCCAAGAAGATAGAGATAAGGCTGATGTTATACGTGACTATTACAGTAAGAAACTTATGATGTTGACTTTGAAGGGTCAAAAATTTTCTAATTTTAGAAAAGATTTGAATACATTTATACATGGTGATTGTAAAGTAGTTAAAGAAGAAATGATGCCATTAGTGTATCGTTTGCCTGAATTCTATGAATATGATGTTGCTATAGATGAAATGTTTAGGGATTTAACTACTAGGTTTGAAGGATCACAAATCGCAACATCAAATGTATTAACTCTTAATCCAGTTAAGAAATTTACAGTGACACGAAAATCTGGAAGATATGTTGAGTATTGGTTAAAAGACAGTTCTAACATTCCCTATAGGATTGAAGTTGCTGCTAGTAATGAATTGCTACATTTATGGGATTACTTTTTTAATAAAGGAAATTCTATAAGACTTGACTCTGTAATTAAATTTACCGAACGTGACGGAATACAATACAATAAACTTATTAAATGGACGCTAGCATAGTATAAATATTATCATGGTTGTTACTATATTTCCAAAATTTATAACCGCAGAAGAATGTGCGATTCTAAATTTGTGGACAGAATATGCATTGAATAATAATATGTTAGGCAAAGGTATAAATGAATACGGTAAAGCAGGAGCACATAACAGATACTCATCTAGGGCATATACCAAAAGATTTGAAAACTATCCCGATCTAGCATATAGTTTATATGATAGAATTTCTAATTACTTAGGATTAGAAGGTTTAGCTAAAAGTGTCAACAACGGTGGTAAAGATAGTATAATTGTTAACTGTACTTTAACTAGTGGTGATGTTTTTAAGCACGTAGACGCTATGGAACCAAATGGTCATTTACTACGTTGCAATATCTTAACTCAAGCTCCTGAATCAGGCGGTGAATTGTATGTCAATGATAACAAAGTTGACATACAAGTTGGTGACCTTCATTGTTATCTAGTAACAAAGTATCAACATACTGCGACCACAGTCCAGGGTAATACTAAAAGAATACTATGGATGTTTGGATATCAAATTTCAGAGTCTGATAGTAGATTTTCTCGCTGGTCCTAATAAATGTTCTGGCCAGAACAAAATCCTGAGGTTGACATTAAATGGTTTTGGGTCTATAATAGAGGCTTAGATTGATTAAAGGAGCTAGTATGTCAGCAACAGTTTATGATCTTTTGACCGAAAAACAAAAGCGTGAAGTTCGTATGTACGGCGTGACCGTAGAAGGTATGCGTGAGTCTGTGGAATCTAGCATCACTTTCAAATTGTCCGGTCCTGCTATGATGGTCGCTAGCCTCATGAGTGACGCCCAAGAAATGGTCAACACCGAGTACGGTGAAGTTGACTATATGCGGGCCGAAGATGCCCGTCAATGTCTGAATCGTGCTAAGTGGATTCTGTTTGAATATGTAATGAAACGGGATTGACATTAAATGGCTTTTTTGGTAAAAGCAAGCGAGTACTACGGCCGAAAAACCCCCGGGTGGGTAGCCGTAGTACATGGATATCCCTGGCACTTTTTTGGCCCTGCGGGGAAAAAAGATGCTGAATCTGCCGTAAGTAAGGCTACCCAAACTTGACATTAAATGGTTTTGGGTATATAATGTACTCTTAGATTGATTAATGGAGCAGAAAATGACTACTGTAGCAAAGATGACAGACGGCCGAATGGTTGAAGTCGTTCGGGTTGCAGAAACTGTGGGTTTCAGTCCTGAAAAGGGTTGGGTCATGGTCTGTATGGACTTTGAAAAGATGTACGGCAAGCGTACCGAATTCAAGTGGGTTCCCTCTACTACCCCTTTCGTGTGGGTTAGGGAATTCGTTTTCGGTTGACATTAAATGGTTTTGGGTATATAATAGAGGCTTAGATTGATTAAAGGAACAAATATGTCTGAATTCACTACTTGGGAACAAATGTCTGACTTGGAGCAGGCCCAATGCCAATATTGGGACATGTACAAGGACGCTTATGGCGTTCGCCCTCGCGGTGTTGACACTTCCATGTGGACCCTTGCGGACTTTGACGCCGAATTCAAATTGCTCGGTGAAATCATCAAGCAAGAAAATATGGCTCGGCAGATCGCCCAGCATGAGGCAGCACACGCCTTTGAGCAACGGATGCTGAAAACTCTTTCTTGCGGTGCTAAGGATCGTGAAATGGCTATGCGTTGGATCCATGAGGCAGAAGGCACTAATGGTGATGACGAATTTCTGTGCTGGACACTGGGCTTGCCCTATCAGCATTTTCGTAAGGTTGCGTAATAAAAGGAGAGAAAAATGGCACGTACAAGATTCACTGGGTTAAAGTATTTGGCAATGGGTATGGGTTGGAACCAAGACCTTCGTATTAAGACCGGTAAGTTGTGGCGTATTAAGGAAGGATATCCATATCATATCCTAGTTGAAAAGTTTGGATATACTGTAAAAGTAGAGTATGATATTGGTCCTACTGTACTTACTCATCCGGAAGACGGATCTTTTGTAGTTTTAGGACCAAAGGATTATTTTTTGTGCGACAAGGTCTATGCTAGACGGAACCACTTGCACTTGATAAGTTGACATTAAATGGATTTGGGTATATAATAGAGACTTATTCAGTTGAAAGGTGTCTATGAAATTCAATTCTATTTCTTTGTCTACTTTGTACTTTAAAGTTTCTGTCAAAAAGAAGCCCTATAGTAATGAAGAAATTTGTTTGCTAATCGCTGCCAGTGATCACACTAAGCGAAATGCACAAGACAAAATTTTGCTAGGCAAAACTCTATACTTTAGAGAATTGCCGCTCTCTACTGAGCAATCTGAAATTGATTCTCATATTGAAAACATTACAAAATTGAACAACTTTTCAGTTGCCCAAGTGTTGTAAAAATACAACATACCCAAAGTTGACAATAATTGGCTTTGGGTATATAATACATACTTAGACAGTTAATTAAAGGACTAGAAAATGGCTAAAAAAATCTCTATCAAAGTTTTCGCAGATCCGGGTCATGCATGGGCCCGCTTCCCTAAAGCTAAGTTGGTCCAACTAGGTATTGCTGATAAAATCTCTACATACAGTTACCAGAATGGTGCTAATGCTTTCTTGGAAGAAGACTGCGACCTGTCAGTACTAGTGGTCGCTTTGCGTGACCGTGGATATGAGATTAAATTCAACGAAAGCCACGCTAATAAGCAAAGCAAAATCCGTAATTATTCTACTTACCGGGCTTGACATTAAATGGTTTTGGGTATATAATACATACTTAGACAGTTAATTAAAGGACTTAGAAAATGACAAATTTCGCAATGTTTACTGACGCTGGTAATGATGCAGTTGGTTCCATCGTAAAGTTGGCAATCAGCCAAAACTTGAGTTGGACTGTTGTTCGAGGATTGCTCAAGGCCTTGACTCAGGACGAGCGTTTTGAGGAAGCAAACGACACCGAAGTGCGGGAAGCAGTCTACAAGGCTTGTGATTTTAGTTGACATTAAATGGTTTTGGGTATATAATAGAGTCTTATTCAGTCAACAACAGGAGTTTTATATGGGCTACAAAGTTATCGCAGACAAACATCAAATGGATGAGATGCGTACCAAGTACGGCCCACGTAAAGGTCTAGAAGGTCCGTTTAATTTCTCCGGACGTGTCCTCTATTACGATTCCAAGGAAGGTCAATACTATGACCCGACTACGGACTTTTATGTTGAGCAGGATGAAATGGATATGATCCATCAGCGTATTGTTAACATTTTGAAGGCATAATTATGTTTTGGACTATAGTTTTAATTGGTGCAGGATTGTCATCTACTAGCATCATGTATGTGGGCCAGTTTGAGCAACAGGAAATCTGTGCTAAAGCGGCACAGGAATTCAAGGCTCAGGGTATGAAAGCCGCTTGCGTACAAGCAAAAGCGGCAGATGTGACCGCGGTCAAAAAATAATTTGACATTAAATGGGTTTTAGTGTATCATAACGTCTTAATCACTTAATAAAGGGTTTTATCTATGTCAACAATTCGCATTCTTTCAGGTTCTTATCGTAATCAACCTGTAATTGATGAAGTGTTTACGCTAGTCAAGGGATTTCAAACAGGTAAAAAAGGTAGCTACGTTACTGTTAAAAATGAAGGCCAA